ATATCACCTGCATTCATTCCATGAGCAGATGCAAAAGTAAGTGTTACAACTGCTGATCCGTTAGTTGTAGAAAATGCGTTTGTTAAAGTTGTTGTAGATTTAATAGGGTGTATGTCATAAAAAATACCACCAGAGTATGCATATAAAATTCTATTAGTTCCTAATGCAGCGTACTTAATACCTGATGCATTAACAAAATGATGAATGGCTGTGTTACGGCCTGTTAATTCAATTGAACCTAATTGTGCCCAACCACCTATTTTTTCAGGTGTACCATATCTAAATCTAACATTGTCACCAGCAACCCATTGGCCTTCGCCACCTGTTGCTGTAACTTGTTTATTAAACCCTGGTGCAAATTGTACTTTTTGTAACATAAAAAACCTATTAATAATAAGGCAGGAGATGGTGTGGTGGAATCTCCCGCCATATTATTATATACAATATTATTTAGATATTTTAAAGCCTTTAAACCAAGCAGGCAACCCTAAAAATGGTCTTTTATCGTATTCGTTTTCTTTAGCTGTTTTTGAGTTTGCTCTGTTATAATGTAAAAATACTTGACCACAGTCTTTACCAGTAAACTCTTCTCTCCAATGTTCAAGATCGCAACCAGAATATATAAGCATATCTCCTGGTTTTAAGTCTACTTTAATTCCTGCTTGACCATTGTTACCTGTTGGATCTAAATATATTGGCCAAGAATCACCACCAAGATTTAATGTAGTAGATATTTCACAAGAATATCTATCCTTATGTCTAGCTAACACATCGCCTTTTTTATATATTCTAGCATAAGAATAAGTAGGGGATAATTTTAATCCTGTATGTTTTTCCATAACAGGTTTTACTTCTTGTAATAAAGTTTCCATTGCAATATCAGAATAATGTGAATACGTATTAGGAACTTGTTCGTCATTCCATACACCAAAATATTCTGTAAAAGGAGATAAATATTTTTGATTAAATAAAAATTTTGCAACGTTTCTTTTATTTAAAAAATAATTATAAACAAATTTTGCTAGTTCAGGTGAAATAGCTTTTTTTAATACACTATATTTATTTTTTTGAAACGCCGATTTTTTTAATGACATTTTTTCCTTTCAGTTTTATATTAGATTTTAAAAAGTTATCTATAAAATTTGGTTTATTTTTTAAAGTGTTTGTTTCTAATATAGTTTTAATTACTGCATCTTTCATTTTTTTATTAACTTTTAACATTTAATACTCCTTTTGGTATAGCTTGGCAGTTCCAATGTATGAATCTAAAAGGTTCATAACCCATGTCAACTACATATTGATGAGGCATATATGAAGGAAAAAATATCATTTTTCCTGGTTTGACTGAATAATTAATTTGTGGTGACGCATAGGTTACTATTGTGTTATCTTTTTCTGGTAAAAGATTCATTGTATTACCAGGTCTTGGATCTTCAAAAATAGGTAAGGACGTAGCTTCACTAGCTTTTAAAAAATAAAAACCAGATATATGGCCATTCCAATGTGTATGTAATGTATGGTGTCCACCACCTTTTTTAGCAAATTCTTGAACCCACATTTCTGTAGTAAATAATTGATAGTTTGTTAAATCAAAACCCATTTCTATTAATAAATTATGGGCTGTTGCACCTATATAATCTTGTAATTGTTTAAAATTAGGATCTCCTATTAACGAGGTGGAATGAAAAACATTACCCATATCTCCTTTATCTCCAAACTTTTTATTTCTTTTATCTATGCTTTTTTTTAAATTTTTCTTTGCTATTTTTATATAAGGATCAGATGCTTTATTTAAATCATTTACAAATGCAGGTTCATTTGCAAACCATATAGGGCATTTAAAAATATCTTCTCTATTTAATTGTTGTGGAAAAGTTGTTTTAATTTTTTTATTTTTCATTTATAAGGCCATCCTAAATTCCAAATAACCAAACTATATCTTGAACCTTTTTTAACAGGACATACTCTATGCCATACAAAACCAGGAAACACTACTAAAGATCCTTTAGGTAATATTTCAGTGCATTTTTTTATGTTAGGTTTTTTATTTGGATCCATGTTTCTAAAATCAAATTCTAGTTCACCACCTTTATAATCTTTAGGGTCTGATAATGTTACTGTAACAGATAATTTTCTAATTTTACCATGAGAATTAGGCTCATCTGGTTTATCATAAGGTTTATCCCAACCATCACAGTGCCAATCATAGTATTGACCTTTATTGTATTTGGTAAATTGACATGACTCAGAAAAATCCCATTGAAAATTCCAACCTGCACCAATATTGGCTTGATGAATATAAGGTTGAATTTCTTTATAAATCCAACGATCTGACATCCACACAACATCTGAATCTCTTTTCTTCTTTAAATCTTTAATTTGTTTTTGATTTAATTTTGTACGATCATACCCACCAGTGACTGCCATTTGATCTTGTAAAGATTTTCCATAACGTACAATATCATCACAAATTCTTTTAGGAATTGCTGATTTAAAATACCAATAATAATTTGTAAGATTCATAATCTTTCTTATATCAAGTTATATTTTAAAGTTATAGTAATGTAAAGTAGAATTAAGAAATAGTTAATGTAGCATTAGCTGTAAATTTAGCTATTTTGTCACCACCTGGATGAGTAGATAATGTTGTTGCAGCACAAGGAGTTCCAGCAAAAGTAACTGCACTTGGTCCTCTTACTACTACTATACCTGAACCACCTGCATTTGCAGGTCCTGGATTACATCCTCCAGATTCACCACCACCTCCACCACCTGTATTAGCTGTTCCAGCTTCTGCGCAAGTACCTGGTCCTGCATCTCCGCCACCACCAGCTCCACCTGATCCTGCTGGTCCTTGTCCACCACCGCCACCACCACCAGCATAAGATGTATCTGGTCCTAAAATAAGATTAGGTGCTCCTGCACCACCATTTCCGCCAGAAGAACCAGTACCTGTAGCGCCAGCTGCAGTTACACCACCGCCACCACCAGCTCCTTCTACAGTACCAGTAGAAACTCCAGTACCTCCATCTTGACCTTGAGGGGGATCTGTTGGAGGAGTATTTCCTGATCCACCAGGATGGGGTCCTCCTATATCTGCACTTCCAGCACCACCACCACCAGATCCACCATCTCTTCCTGACATGTTTGGTTGACTAGCGGGAGGTCCACTACCACCACCTCCGCCACCTGCAGAAGTTATTGTACTCATAACTGAATTGTTTCCTGTGGTACCTCGTACAGGTTGACCAGACGCACCTGCTCCACCGCCTCCAACTGTAATTGAGTAACTTCCTGCATATAATTCTAAAACTGAACCTCGTAAAGGACTTGGCCCAAATCCTGATGCACGATAACCTCCTGCACCACCTCCACCACCTCTACCAGAGCCACCGCCTCCACCACCAGCAACAACTAAATAATTTAAAAAAAAAGGTGCTATCGGCCACGTTGAAGCATTACATTTACCTGCTCTTAAAGCAGCCATATGACTTTTTAAATTCCATACACCACTTGCTTTGTTTAATTCTTTTACTATTACGATTCCTGATCCACCAGCTCCACCTGAACTAGGTTCTTTTCCAGCTCCACCACCGCCACCACCAGTGTTAGCACATCCTGCTCCTGCACATCTTACGTTTGGTCCTAGACCACCTTGACCACCACCGCCTGATCCTCCAGCAGCAGCACATCCAGGGGCTGCTCTTTTTCCACCGCCACCACCGCCACCATAGGTGACACATGAACCTGTAATATTACTTGAAACTCCAGCACCACCAGCACCAGCATTACTATTTGTTCCACTTGGTTGAGCTGCATCTGTTCCAGCGGCACTTGCTCCACCACCGCCACCAGCAGCTTGAGCACTTGCTGAACTACAAGAATGAACTCCATCTCCACCAGGATTTCCTTGAGGTGGACTTACTGGAGGAGTGTTTCCTGCTGCTCCAGTTTTTGAACCTGAAGGTGCAGGTGCTGTATAACCTTGTCCACCACCACCTGAGCCCCCTGTTCCTGCATTAGAAAAAACTGCTCCACCACCACATTGACTTCTTGCACCTGCTCCACCTCCTTCAGAGGTGTAGGTTGTGCATCCTATAACAATACTTGAATTATTTCCATCTGCATGTGCAGAACCACCAGCTCCAATAGTAACTGCTCCTAAAGCTGTACCAGCACAAACTGGTAGCTCTAAACTTCTAACACCACCAGCACCACCACCGCCAGCAGATCCACCAGATGTAGATCCTCCACCACCACCTCCAGCAACTACAAGAGTTTCAATAATTTTAGTTCCATTTTGTGTTGTGACTGCACTAGGTGTGTCTGATGTTCTTGATGTAACAGTATTTTTTCCAAAAGAAGTTTTGTTAATTCTTCCAATTATACCGCCGTTGGTTCTGGCCATTTGAGTCTCCTATTCGGACACCCAAGCTGAGCCATTCCAATTATATACTGTTTTTGGATCTGAGGTGTCGTTTGATTTAGTTGCTTCCCAACCTGTGTCGTTGTCAGCGTTATATTTTGTTTCGTTCCATACAATATTATAAAACCATGACGGTGTATCTTCACCATCATCTATAACAGATGGAAAAGTTATTGGTGCTTGCCAATCGTCACTTCCATCTAAAGCCCATGAGGCATAAGGTTGAGGTAATAAAAATTTATCTTTTGATGGGTCATAAACAAAACCTATTCCTGCATATTGTTTTCTAAATTTATTATTATAAGAAGTTTGTTTAAAATTTGTATTTGGTTTTTTAAAAAAATTTTTACACCATGTTTCTCCATCTACATGTTTATCATTTTCTCCTAAAGGACCTGCTGCTGTTGTAACATCATTTGCCACAACTGTAACTTGTTTTACAACTAAATGTGTATCAGATGTAAAGCCTGTTGGGTCCGTTTTTGATTCTAATTCTGCAAAGTGTGCCATATTTTTTTCCTTAATATTATATATAAAATTTTCATATTAAAATCCAGTCCATTCTCCTGCTTTTACAAAATTATAGTGTTCATTTATAGTCCACATACCTGGTGCACTAGCAGGAATACTAGCTGCTGGTTCCTTTATTATTACTACACCTGATCCACCGTTAGTGTCGTGACCACTTGATCCTCCGCCACCACCGCCACCACCGCCAGTGTTAGCTGATCCATTTCCACCTTGACCACCACTACCTGCTCCAACTCCACCACCACCAGCACCACCAGCACCTCCACCACCACTTGGCGCTCTGTGTCCACCACCGCCACCACCAGCGTATGTTACGTCTGAGCCTGAAATTTCATTTGGTGCACCAGCACCTCCTGCTCCAGCATTTGGAGATCCTGTTGCAGTAGCTCCACCACCAGCACCTCCTCTAGCGTTGGGAGAAGCACTACCTGGACTTCCAGTTCCTCCATTTTGACCTTGAGGAGGACTTACGGGTGGAGTGTTTCCTGAACCTGCACAACCGTTCTGTGCTCCAGCACCACCACCTGAACCACCATTTTGTGCTGCCATACCTATGGGTCCACCTCCGCCTCCGCCTGCAGAAGTTACACAAAAAGCAGATGAATTACTTCCAGCTCCATCAGCAGGAACACTAGCTTCAGTAGCAGTTGGACTTCCACCACCTCCTACTACTATAGGATAAGTTGTGCATTTAACTACAGGCACAGCACTTCCTCTTAAGGGACTTGGTCCAAAACCTGTTGCGCGATAACCGCCAGCTCCACCACCGCCACCGCCGTCACCATGACTACCAAAACCACCACCGCCACCACCGGCGACAATTAAATAATCTACGTTAGCTGTTCCTTGAGCTGTGAAACATCCGTTTGCATTAAATGTGCTTACTTTTGCAGATAAACAAGCTGCTGCTGTAACTGTTTGAATTGGTCCGATAATTCCGCCATTAGCCATAGCTGATTACCTCCTACGCGTCGTCTAATTCTTCGTATGAAATAAAATAAGTTAAATCACTGTTATCACTTGCTGTAACAGCTAATATATCTGTTTCATCTAAATAGATTGGATTTTCTAAAAAACTTAATGTTGCATCTGCTGGAACAGAAATTGTATTTGCAATTTTAACATAATTAGAACCGTTATCTACACTAACTTCTAATGTTATGTCTGCTGCATTTGATCCATCAATGTTAGCAATAAGTATTGTATTTATTTTTGCTACCTTGTTGTCAGGTACATCAACAGCAGATGCTCTTGAAGTAGTCACTGCTCCTGTTGCATTTTTAGCATTAATTGTTGCTACGTTTACTATATTTGGTGTTGCCATATTATCTCCTTTTTAACCGAATACGATCGCCATTGCAATAGCTTTTCCTACTGATGCGGCACTCGAATTTGCGTCTATATACGTCACTAATCTTGAAGCAGCGACTTTTCTATTAGTTCCACCTGCTCCATTATCTACTATAAATAAATCAGCATCTACAATAGCTTCTCCAATATCCGTTCCACCATCAATATCTAAATTAGCTATACTAAAAGCACCTGCTGCTGAACCCACATAAGTTTTAATATCTGATGCTGGAATAGTTTTCATAGTTCCACCATCATTAGTTACAACACCATCACCATCTGCTAAGGTTATTGAACTACCAACTGATGTTCCACCATCTAATAAATTTAATTCTGCCGCTGTTGAAGAAACAGCTGTGCTTCCTAGCGTAAACTGTCCATCAGGCACAATAAGACCTGCTCCACCATTAAATATTAAATCATCTGCTGATGTATCCCAAGTCATATTGGCACTTGCTGTATCTCCGTAAAGTATTACATCATAACCTTGATCATCAGCACCTATTGTAAGTGTAGCGTCTAATTGAACCGCACCATCAATATCAACTGCGTCTAAATTTGTAGTTCCATCAATATCACAATTACCTGATATATCTAATTCTGTTGCTATAACTTTGTCATTAAATGTTGCTGCACCTGCTTCACTACCATCAAGAGTAAGCATTGTAATATCAGAAGTAGCATCAGTTCCTTTAAATATAATGTCTGTATCATTAGCTGTTGCATCAATTGTAATGTTTCCAGATGAAGTTGATAAAGTAACTGCTCCATCCCCAGCTGAAATATCATCTGCTGCTACACCAGCACCACTTTGAAAATATGTTTTTAATGTTGTAACATTAGTCATTCTCATCGTGCCAGCATCATTTACAAGTAAACCGTCTCCATCTGCAACTGCTGTAGTGCCTCTCGCAGTATCACCATCTATTAAATTAATTTCTGCTGCTGTTGTAGTTATTGTTGTACTACCTATTGATAATGCATCTGTTTCTAATGTGCCGTCAATATCTGCATCACCTGATATATCTAATGTAGCTGCATCTAACTCACCTGATAAAGTAATATTAGTAGCACCAGTGATTGCACCATCCATGGCAATTGCACCATTAATATCAATTGTTGTTGCAGCAATCTGTATTTCTGTGTCTGCTACTAAATCTAATTGACCATCTGTAGATGAATTAATATATAAACCAGTATCTCTAAAAAGAAGTTTATTAGTTGAATTTAAAGTTAAACCCGTTCCATCAGTGTGTGTTAAAGTTGTATCTGAATCTGCACCAAAACTTAGTACAGCAGAATCACTTAATAATTTAAGATCATCACCAATCACAGCGTCTTTTGCTACAGATAATCCACCATCAGTTTGTAATGATCCATCTGTTGTAGAAGTTGCTTCAGTAGTATCATCTGTTTTTACAATACCACTAGCTGTTACTGT